CCCTTGGCCCATTGGGAGGCGGGTTGTCCGGAGACGGCGCCCATGGCCCCGGCATAAACCTGCGGGTTGCGTTGCGCGTTCCAGGCCCGGTCGAACTGCGCCAGTGAGGTATACTTGTGTGTTTGACCGAATTTGGTCTCGTTGTCCGCGAAGTGCGAAAGCGCGGCTTGTGAATAGTCCTGATTCGCCTGATTGGTTATCATCTGCATGTCGAGAATGGATTTGTTCGTGGCGTCTTGCAGATTGACGCCTGGGTTTGCGTCCTTGAACAGCTTGATTGCCTGATACCCGCCACGCGCGCCAAGCACCCCCCGCTCCTGAGTCCCGGCGCCAACCAGTGCCAGCTTGCTGAACGCCTGTGCTGCATCCGCGCCCGAAAGGGTAGCGGATTCCTTTTCCCATCCCGTGACCGCGCTCGGCAGCCAGCGTTGCAGCCATGCCGATGCCGCTGTTCTCCACTCGGTGCCGGGACCGGTGCTGAACCGTTGCAGCACGTCCTGCATTTCCTTGATGCGGACCTGATCGGCCTGCGCCTGACGACCGGCATCGCCAATCGCGGCGACCTCCTTGGAGTCTCGGTCGTATTGTGACTCGGCGACTTTGTACTTCGCCGGATCGCGTTCGACCTCCTGTTGGGCGGGCGAATAGCCAGGGATCACGACATTGGAGCCGCCACGGGTCTGCGAACCGCTCGGCTCCGGGAACCCAGGCGGAAGTTCGCGGGTGTTGACGCGCACGGTCTCCTTCGTAACCGGGTTTTCGCGCAGGACCGGCTGGCGATAGGTCTCGGTCGCGACCGCGTAGCGCGCCTGTTCCTCGGGTGTCGCGGTGCCGTTGGCGACCTTCGGCCCAAGCTCCATGACGTCCCTCTGGGCCACGGCGGTATCCCGCTGGGCAGGCTGAAACTCCGGCTTTTCCGTTCCGGTGGTGTCGATGAAGGCGTGCTGTGCGGGGTCGTAGACGTAGTGTGGTAAGGGTTTCGCCGCGCTGACCTGTTCCCCGGTGATCGCCTTCGTCCCGATGCCGGTCTTCGGATCGTATGAGACGCTGTCGGCCTGCATATAGAGCGCGGCCTGGGCGCGGAGACTGGCGGCCAGTGCCTTGGTTCGTCCGGTCGGGTCCACCACCATATCCAGCATCTGCGCGCGGCGGTTCAGCTCCATCGCCGCCTGGAATTGCGGCGAGTTCTGCCCCGTCGCCGGTCGGGTGGCCGGAGGAGCTGGAGGCGGCGGCGGGACGACGGGAGCGGGCGGTGGCGTGGCGGCGGCCATTGGTGGGGCAAGGGGGTTCCCCGGTCCCCTGATCGTGATCCCCGGCAATCCCGTCTGATACAGCGTGTTCGGCTGCTCGACCGGCGGCAGGGGGGTCTGTCCGGCGCCGGGGCCGGCGGTGTCGGTGCCGCCCAGACGCATGGCGAGGCGGGATGGTTCGACGGCGGGCGCTTCCTCCGCCTGCCCCGTGACGATCGGCGCACCCGGCACTGGCACCAGCGGGGCGAACCCAGGTTGCGGCGGCGCGGTTGGCGCGGCCGCTGACGCGGCACCGGGTGCCCCTGCCGGTGGCGCCCCCGCGACCCGTGGCCCCGTGTAGGGATTGAACGGCGGTGGAGGCGGTGCGCTCGCGACACGAGGGCCGGCGGTGCCGGGGGCGAACGTAAGTGCCGGCGTGCCGGCGAGAGCGCCCACCGTCTGATTGGTATCCAGGGGACCGAACCGCGACCGCAGGAGTGTCTGCGTGCGAGGCCCGAACCGGCTCAAGGGGATCACCGATGCGACCTGGGCCTGGACCTCACGCGGGGCCGACATGGCGGTGGGATACTGATTGACATCCACGCCAGCCTGTTTCGCGAAGTCCCGCCACGTCGCCGTCTGTATCTGAAAGTGCCCCTGACTGATCTCGCTCGCGTTGCCGCCCTGCGCCAGGGTCAATCCACGGCTGTCCTTGTCAACGCCGCTTACGATGTTCTTGTCGCCGCTCTCGATGGAGGCCAGCGCGTCCATGAACGATCCGCCGCCGCTACCGCCGCCTCCACCCGTCCCCGTGTTCCCGTACGTCAGCGGCGCGCTCGCCGCCCTTAGCGCATCCGTCACACCCGGCGCCGTCAGCAGTCCGGTTTGATACTGCTGCGGCACGGTCAGGCCGCGTTGGACAAGACCCTGGACCGCCGCGTGGCCGGGATAGTCCGCAGGCGCGTTGCGCGCGAAACCCTGGCGTTGCAGATCCGCGATCATGCCGGGATAGGCCGCCGCCGCGTCGGCCTCGGACATGCCCAGTAGCGAGCCGGCGGCGCGTCCGACCATCTCCATGTCCGTGGCACCGATCTTCTGCCGGCCTTCGATGGTCTGGTTAGCCGCCTGATCGATCGCCGCCTGATTGTACATGACGTTGGGCGTCGGATCGGTGATCTGCCATTGGGTGAACTGGGGCATGGCTAGATCTGCCACCTCTGGTTCGGATCGGACGACGTAACGTATGGCCGGTTATCGACCGGGTTGATAACGGTCGAGTCCGTCGCGGGTTGACCACCGCCGCCGCCGCCCGCGAGCGCGTTCTGATACCCCATATTGCCGAGGTAGCTGGTGGCCGCGTTGCCGACGCCCTTGGCGGTGTTGCCGTAGATCGAGGACAGCGCGCTGCCGAGGCTCAGATCGGTCTGCGCGATCCCCTCTCCGGTTTTCAGGCTCGCCGTCCCTTGCCCGGCGGCGGCGTTCTCACCGAGTTTCGATATATCGAAAAGACGATTGTAGTAGTTCGTGAACTCCTGATCCGCGAGCCCGGTGCCAAACGTCTGCTCCGCCTTCAATACGGCTCCCGAGCGCCCGAAGCCCTGTGCCGCCGCGCCCGCGTCAACGGCGCGCAGACCCTGGTCGAGCGACCACTGGTAACCTGGGGACGCCTGGAAGTTGGCCCGCGCGGCGTTGGCGGCATCCGGCCCGTTCAACCCGAGCAGGTCTCCGGTCGCCGTGTTCGCCTGCCCGCCGCTCGCGGCCCACGGCATCAGATCCTTGCGCGCCCGTTCCTCGGCGGCCTGTTGCGCGGCGTTGGCCTTGCTGGCCGCGTCCCTGGCGGCGTTGGATTGCAAAACCCCTCCAACGACGCTGGCGGTGGCTCCTACTCCGGCGGCGACGGCGGCGGCGGCAAAGGGCACGGCTCAATCCTCCAGAACGAGGTTGTGGTGTTCGGCGATCGGCGGTTCGCCATCCGCTTCGGCATGGTCGGCGTTGTGGATGCACAATAACCCCGTGGCCGGGGTGAGCGTCAAAAACGCGTGCATCATATGCGCGGGGATCGAAATGAGCGACGGCGCGTGGAAGTCGCCGAGTTGAACTCCATCCCGCCACACTCTGACCGCTCCGGACGTTACCGCCGTGACATGACCCCATCGGTGGCTGTGTTGGGGTAGCAACGTCTCCGCGTCGGGCACGGTGTAGGCCTTCACGTAGATGCCCTCGAAGATGGTGAGCGCCTCGGTGATCGGTTGGTTGGGCGCGCGTTTCATTCTTCGACCCTCAGACAAATTATCAGAGTCGTTCGCATGTCGTTTCCATCGTTCGAAATTGAATGCGGGCGGGTATTGTCGAACTCGAATATCTCGCCATCTCGGAACACCTGCTCGTCGCCATCGCACTCCACGATGCACCGCGCGTTAGCTTGCAATACCACATAGCATTTGCGGTTGTAGCGTTGGGCGTGCCATGCGTCAGCGTCACTGTGACGCTTGATGCGACCGCCCGGTGGCAGTCGTGTGCAAAGGATGCCGCCGATCTCCACCGCCCTCTGTGACGTCATCAGGCCCCATGTAAGCCGGTGAATCGACGGCAGTTTGTCCCACACCGGATAGAATACGCATTGCCCTGGCCAGTTGTAGTCCTCCGGCTCCCGCAGCGTTTCACGCGGGAAATATCTGATCCACAGGTCGGAGGTCAGATCGCCATGCGCGGTGTCCTCGCGCTCCTTACGTTCGGCGTATTGACCCCATTCCGGCACAGCGTCGAGTTCCGCCAGTATCGGCGCCACGTCCAGGCCCGTGTGCAGAAGTCTGAAATTTCGCATCTACCTGACTCTACGTCCCCACAACATGCCAGTCACCGACGCGCCCCCGCTTGTGAACCCGCACTGCGCCACGAGGTAGACCGTCGTGTCGGCGCTGACATTGATCCGCTGATCGCCGCCCGTTCCCAGACGTAGTTGATTGGCGGTGGCCGACCCGGCGACCCTGGCGGATATCACGTTGAGCGTGGCCGAGGCGATGGAGCAGCTCGCCGCCGCGTAGGTCGTGGCCCCGGTCGGGTTGAATATGACATTCCCCGCCACATCCCAGTCGCCCGGCGTCAGCACGAGGCTACATATGTTCTGGAGCGACCCGTTGCTCAGTCCCACGGATGCCCCGCTGGGCGTGAACAGATACTCGCCGATATCCCCCGCCACCGCGTCGGAGCCGTCCGTGACGCCTTTGTTCTTCGTCGCGGCGATGGCCAGGGCGTTAACCTGATCCGACAAGCTCTGATGATACTCGGTCCACGCCTGCGAGTGCTGCTGACCCGAGGGGTAGTCAGCGATCGGCGCGTCGTGAAACGGCGGATCGATGAGCTTCGGTGCCGTCGCCATCACGAGGCCCCCGGCGCGATGTCGGCGCTGAGCGCGAAAAGTCGCGTGAGTCCGTGTACCGTAATCCGATAACTCCGTTCGCGAAACGATCCTAGCCGTGTGGTGAAGACACGGTGGCGAAACGCCCCTGGTGCCCCCGCCGACATGACGCGCGGGGGTTTAAAGGTTCGCGCACCATCGTCCGACCAGTCGAGACTGACCGGCCCCGGCGTCTCGGCCGAACCCACCTCCATCTCAACCTCCGCACGAGAACAGAACGCCCGCGCTCCGCGAACGCTACTGACCGTAATCGGCGGCAGAGTCGCCTGCCTGATCACGGTCACGCCCGCGTCGACCGGCCACATCGCGATTGTGTAAATCTGCCCGGTCGAACGATCTCCGAACAAATGCAGCGCGTTATTGTCGGTCGCCGCGACCCACGCCGCCCACGGCGCGTGCCCGTCCGTGCTGGTCGAACGTTCGTGCCACTTCTCCGTAGACGCGTCATAGACCAACGTCCGGTTGTCGATCGTCGTCAGGCAATAGAACCAGTGACCTCGGAAGGCGTGCGTCATCGCGTCCAGGCTGACGGAATTGCCGCCGATGATCGCTTCGATGGCATGCGTCGAAACCCGCTTCGGCACGTAACCGTTGCTGCGGTAAACAATGCCGTCGAGGCCCATCCACCACACCGATCCATCGGCGCGGCAGACCGACATAGGCGAGCCGGTGCCGACATTGATCACCCCTCCGGACATGCGGCGGAACGGAAAAAACGAGATCCCCGGCGTCGTCTCCAATCCACTCGACCCCGCGTCATACCAGACCTCGAAACCGTTCTCACCCACCGTCCAGACCTGTCCGCGATGCGCGATGACCCGGCGAACCGCGTTCGGCATGGCATCGGAAAAGACAAAATCCAGCGCGTCGAAGCTGAGTGGGTCGAGCAGCCGCGAGATGAACCATTGCGATGTGTCGCCGAGCGAACTGAACGCAAAATACCCGTCCACGTAACAAACCGACGAGGCGCCGGGGAAGTCCGGATCGGTGATCAGGTTCAACGCATCGCCGGGCAGATGCCCGCAGGTATAGGCCCGAGGTGCCACGCAGATCACGCAGGCGAGCGGCCCCGCCGCGATGGAGACGAAGCTGTTCCACGGACTTGTCCCCGCGTCCGCCGTGCCGACATCGAGCAGGATCTCGGGAACCGGGCTCCCGTCCGGCGCGAACCGCAAACGGTAGGCTTTCGTGCCGCTCACGAAGTAAATGACGCCAGGCGCGTCGTCGTTCATCGCCAGGATTGGGTCGATGCCGACCGAGAGATAGGGCAGCAGCGCGGGTGTGGAGACCAGCGGCGTCTCCGTGCGCGCGTCGGCGGGCGCATGCTCCAGCATCAGATTCAGCAACGTCTTGTGGACCAGCGGCAGCGATGGATGCTCGTACGTCTCCGTGGGAAACGGCACGCGCCGCATCCCGGTCTTCGGCTTGAGCGCGTCCTGAAGTTGGGTGAGCGTGTCGGACATCAGACGCCTTCGAGTGTCGCCACGCGCGCGGTGAGCGTCGTTATGAGGTCGTTCAGTTCTTTGATCGCGTTGACGTTGAGCGCGGTCAGCGTTGACTCGGTCAACGCCAGCGTCGACTCGCCGTCCCGCGTGAGAACCATACCGGAATCCCACACCGCTTCCGGCACGATGGGTTGCACGTCCTGGGCGATGAAGCCGATTTCCTCCGGTGCCCCCGGCTGCACGCCTGGATGGTCGCGGGTGAACGACACCGGCTGAAGCTGGAGCACCTCGGCGAGGCCCTTGGTCGTCGGCGTGATGCCGGTCTTCACGCGCCGGTCGGAAATGTTTTGATAGGCGCCAACACCACCCACCGCCGCGACCGAATTGAAACAGAGTCCGTCCGACGCACGCATGTTCCACATCGGCACGCTGTTGCTGATCCAGTTCAGCGCCCCATCCGTCTGGTTCCATTCCCAGTAATATTGCGCGCCGAAGAAGAATTTCCGCCCCACGCCGCCCGGTGCGAAACCGAACACGCCCGCCACGTTCCAGACCGCCTGATCGGCCAGGACATACTGCGGCGAATGGATCGCGCCCCCGGCGCTGACGTCGCCCGTGGTGAAGAGATGGCCGAGACGATCGAGCGACATTTGTACGCCGATGTCCGATGTCCAGGCGCGCGTGCCGCCGGCCGCGTACCAGATGTCATACCAACCGGCGGCATGAGCCTGAATGTGATTGCCATCCGGCGCCGGCACCGTGAATGACCATGCGTAGGCATCCGACGAAGACAACCGGAAGAAGTCGCCGTAGAAGCCTTGCGCGGTGAGGCTGCCGGTGACCGATCCGCCCGTCGTGCCCAGCACCGGCACCCACGCCCCATTCTGCCGGCCATAGGGCGAGTTGGTCGTCGGTGCCTCGGAAATGGCGCCGGTGTGAAAATAGTTCTTCAGCGCCAACGCTGAGAACCGCCCGGTCCCGGTCTTGTCGGCGACGACTGACGAACTGTCGGTCACGGCGCCGAGGTCTGGCAGATCGATGACGCGAATGGTGCCGGACATGATCAGGATGTCTCCACTTGCAGGAGGGTGTCGGAGGTGATGATGGGCCGCAGATCGTCGGTCGTCAGCCACAGCAACGAGGGTGCCACGGGCGGTTTGGGCAGCGGCGGGGGCACCCGCGAGACCATGGGCCTGACGTGCAAATGTCCCTCGGCCAGCAACTGCGCCTCGCCGCCGTCAAACGCATCGTAGTAAGCGGCCCAGCGACAACGCCTCGGCCATGTGTTCATGGTGCCGGAGGGGATACGGATCTCGAACGTGCCGGCACTCACATCGTAAATCGTGCCCGTGGCTGACCACAGCACCGTCCCAGGCCCGGCGACGCCGCCGCCGTACCAACCGCCCCAGCCGTAGTCATCGCCAGACCCCCACCCGCCGAAGTGTGGTCCGTAGCCGCCCCGGCTGTCGGGCCAGACGAACATCGAGACATTCGACCCGCCGAGGTTTTCGGCCAACTCGATCGGCAGCGCGTCGGGGCTGTCGCGATCGACGATTGAAACGAGCAGGGTGACGCTGTCGGTGCCGCCCAGGACCAGATCGCGCGTGGGCACGCGGACGGGAGAGACGCGGTCGAGCGGCAGCGTGAGGGTGAGGGCGGTCATCGCAGCCACAGGAACATTTTGCCAAACTCATGGAACACCGTCGCGGCCTTGGCCTTGCCTTTCGGACCCAGGCCCGTGGTTGATTTCGCCATATCGCTTACCTCCCCTGAGCCTGAAGACACTTGTCGAGGATCTTTGTGAGCATCGTATTCCTGGCCTCGGTGTTATGGGAAAATGTGTAGCTGGCGACACCAAGGAAGCAAATGTTCAGGACGATAAGTACGACGAAGCCCGCCGGTAATGCCTTTATCAACCGTTCCGGCACCGTCGCGAGGATGTGCGTGGGCGAGCGGCCATTGCCATTGGCGTGCTCGCTCATTCCGCCGCCGCCTTCCGTTCCTTTTCCTTCCGCGCGGTCAGTGCCAGCCTCGACAGGACCCCAGGCATGCTCCGTTGCATATACCGGTAGAGATCGTAGGCTTCCCGTATGCGCTCGTTCTTGGCGTGGTCTCGCCGGAGGGCGTGACAGCGTTTCGAGCAATACTTTTTGTTCGGCACGTATTTCTTACCGAACGTGATCTCGGCGTTGCAGACGGCGCAACGACGTTCCGGCACCGTGGCCAGGATACGTGCCGTGGAGCGACCATTGCCGTTGGTGTGCTCGCTCACGCCAGCACCATGACGCGCGCGTCTTGCGTAATAACAGGCGTGTTCACGCCGCTGTAAACCGATAGGTCATCGATATAAAACTCAGCAGGCGGCGACGGGCCAATGTTCACTCCCACGACAAAAACAGTCGAGACGAAGGTGCTGCCGCTGCCGCCACGCGTATCGCCCGAGAACGTGCCCACGACGGTTCCGTCAACGGTCAGTTTCGCGGTGCCAGCGGCGGCGGACGTTACTTCAAATACGTAATGGTGCCACGCGTTGGTGGTAACGGAGAACGTAAACCACGATGTTCCAGACTGAGCCAGTCCGCACGTACCGGCTCCCGTCGCGGTGACCGAAACACACGCGCTACCACCGGCAATCGTTGGTGTGAACCCGATGAACTGCGCAAGCGTGGTCGCGCTGCCACTGCTGTTCGTCCACATCCAGAAATCGGCATACCACTGCGATGGACTGGAACCCAGTGGACGCGAACAACTCGAAACGACACCGCCAGTGCCAGCGCCCAGTGATTTCGTTCCGGCGTGTGCCTGTGATGTCAGAACGAGCGAATGCGCGTCTCCGGTCCACGGCGCGGAGATCGCGGCGCCCGTCGTGTAGCTCTCAAAAGTGTCGGTCCAGATGAGCGTGCCCATCAGACTAAACCCGTGAACACAGCAGAGTTATTCCGATATCCGAAAGAGTAGCGTCGGAGGTCGGGGCAACGCACTGCAGTACGTCACCCGCCGCCATCGTCGCACCGCTACCAGCGAGTGTCGCGCTCGTGTTGCTCGCACTGGTCACTGTTACCGTCCCGATGGGTGTGATCGTCGTGCCAGCCGTAATGCGGTTGACGACAAAACCCGCATTGCTGGTCGCTTTGACGCTGTCATACACGGTGCATCCGGCGAGGCTTGCGGGCACGACCAGTGCCATCGCCATCGGCGCGTTGACGATAGCGCCCGTGGCGGGTTTCCCGGAGAAGCTGAAGGTGATCGGCACCTGGGCAACCTCGGCGGGCAGGCGCGCATAAGCCAGCGTACCCGTACTTATATTACTGGCGTTCGTCGTATCCACCGTGGCTGATGCAGCGAAGCTTACGCCATTGGTCTTCAGCACGGTCGGGTTTGGGTACGTTCCGCCCAGGTCGCCGCCAGCCGCGCCGGATGGACCCATCGTGCTGATGATCGATGTCCACTTGGTGCCGTCCCAACGCCACGACACGCCAGCGGCGTTGAATATCTGACCATCTGTGGGCGGCGAGGGAAAGTCCAACGGGGGCACGGCTAAGCCTCCTTCATCGCCGCCACTCGCGGCACCATCGGCTGTGGATCATCCGCCACGACATGGTTCGCGCACTGCCCCTGGATCGACGCGATCAATGGCGCGACAACGGCGTAGGGAACCGGCGCCTGGGCGATCACACGCAGCACGGTTTCCCATGTTTGCGCGTCGAGGGTGATGCTGATGCGATCGGTGGGGGTCATGCGCCGATCAGTCCATACGCCGTGAGGTCATCGATCAGTGCCTTGACGTGCTCGGCCAGCACCGGAAGTGTGACCGATGTCGTGGCGAACGTCGCGCGTGTCGCGGTGCCGGTTGGTGCGGTGTAGCCGGTTGGTTTGGCTATGGGTACACCACCGTTGAAACCAACGGTGCCGCAGTAGAACGGCACCTGTAACTGAAACAACGTCGACGCGGCGGCGAACACCGAGCCAAGGTAGCCGCCACTGGCGTTGTAGGAGTACAGGAACAGGTTGTTGCTCGCATCCGTCGATAGTTTCCACCGCAACGTGTTCGCCGTAGCCCAGTGAAATCCATTGTCGGCGCCAGACGCGCCGTTGACGGTCATGGACCGCGCACCAGTGCCCGTGCCGACCTGGAGATCAGGACCCGTCACCGAACCAGCCAGTGTTATGGTTCCAGCACCAGACGGTGTTAAAACCAACGTCGCGTCGGTTCCCGATCCCGTGGCATTAATACTCGCCACCGCCGTGGCCGATCCAGTTGTTCCCACGATCCAGCCAACGCGTTGTCCGACCAGCATCGTCTCGGCGTAACCGTCATTATACACAGCGCGGGTATGATCGATCCCGTGCATCCATGAGCCGTCCGTCTGTATCGGCCCGTAGGGATAAAGCGCGCCTGTCCCGGTGATATCACCGGTCATATAAATCGCGCGTCCGGTCTGTCCGACGATGCTGTTTGGCTCGATCAGATAGCCGTTGTAGAATTTGACTGGAAATCCCGTGCTGTTTGGGAGACCGGAACGACTGACACTATAAGCCCATGTCGCATTCTTTCCTTCACCAGCACCACCACCGAAAGTCAGGTTTTCCGCCACCATGAGCAAACCGCCGGTAGGATTGGCGCTGGTCCGATCACGCATCCATCCGGCGTCCTTGCCGCGATTAACCACGTTCAACTCAGCGATAAGACAGGAAAAGTTGTTGACGGCATCATTAGGTGATTGCGCTACCATGAAGGCCGATTGATACACCGGCACGCCGCTGGTCACCGGCAGCACGGGATCAAAAATCCCCATGACCATCATCGACGTGTCGAAACCGGCTTCCTTACCCGCGCTGAAATAATCAAATCGGACACCGGCCGTCATGTGCGGCCCTCGATTGGTCGTGGTCGCGTAAATGCCCGAAACACCGTTCGCCGGTCCCGCGTAGTCGGTAAACACTTGCAGCGCATTACCGGTTGTTGAATGAAACTCCGTCGGTCCCGTCACCGTCCCGCCCGTCAGCGGCAGGAAACTCCCCTCGAGCGTGCTCGCGTCGATGCTGTTGGCGGACACCCATTGTACGGACGTTCCATCATCGTATTGGACGAAGAGCTGACCTGAGTTTGAATCCCACCACAACAGCCCGAACTCATCCGCGCTCGGTGTCGTGCCGATGATGGCTTTTCCAGGTCCTTCCGGACCCATCGGACCAGGGGGGCCGGGCGGGCCGATCCACCGTAACGGATCAGGCGGCCCCTCGGATGTTACATAATCGGAATATCTAAGTTTGTAGGCCATGTCTCAGAAATACTCCGCCGGAACACGTTCACCGCTCGTCGGCAGCGCGACATACCGATAGACCGCGATCATTGCTTTGACCGCGTCGGCGGGATCTGTTTTGAGGCCGAACATCGGCGCCAGCGCATCGGCGGCGAGGGTGACGTAGGACGTGCCAACCGCATCGGGGATGTCAAAGACCGACCACCGCGCGATGCCACGCATCGCCAGGTCATCATGCACCGCCTGAACCGCCTGGTTGGCGTTGTCGTCAGCACTGATGACCATCGCGCCTTTGCGAACACGCGCCTCCAGCATGGCCACGTTGGCCGGATCGGCGGCCTTGCCGAAGCTCGACGCCATCTGCGCCGCCGTCAGCTTCACGTACTCCTCGACGAACGCGCGCGGGATGGCGGCGCCGTCCCACCACACCACACCCTGAGCATCGAGCGCGGCGTGGACGGACGCGACCTTGTCGAGCGCCAGCGCCTGATCACTGGCCAACGGCACCTCGTCCGAGGCGATGACGCCCAGCTCCACGAGCGCCATCGTCGCGATGGTGGCGACCGGCACCCGCTCGGTCAGCGTCGGTGAGTCGTCCAGTGGCACCACGCGGATACCGAGAAGCCTGAGCGCCTGCTGACCGAGGGTGGGGACGGAGACGGTCACGGATGCCGCTCCCCGCCGCTACCTGCCGCCGCGTGAGCGCGCCGCGCCCGGATCGGCGATCGTCAGAGCCACCGAGGGAGGTGCCGCCGTCGAGCCCGAGGCATTGGTGGCGGTGACAATGCAGGTCGCCGTCTTGCCAACATCAGCCACGGTCACGGTATGGGTCGCGGAGTCAGTGCCCACGACCGCGCTGTCCACGGACCACTGGTAGCCGTACGTCGTCGGCTCGCCCGACCAGGTGCCCTGGGTGCAGGTCAGCGTGTCGCCCGCCTGGGTGACGGCGGGGACGGCGGTGTTGGCCGGCGCACCCGTGCCGCCGCCGCCTTCGGGGGGCGTGGTCGGGATCTGACTGTCGCCCGTGACCCCGCCCGCCGCGAGGCTGGACATCCGCGTGGCGGTGCCCGAGACGGCCGTGCCGGTGCGTGTGACCGGCGGCGGCGGTGTCGGCTCCCACGGCACGCCTGTCGGCGGTCCCGAGGGTGCCGTCGGATCGAGGCCGACGGCGATCAGGCTCGCGTCCCTGGCCACGGTGTTTTCCTCGATCGTGCCGCCCGCTCCACCTCGCGCGCCCTTACTGGCCAGGCTGTTGTAATCGAGGATAACCTGCGCGCCGATCGAGGACGCCGCCATCTGCTCAAGCTCCTCCGCCGTGTGCGGGGAGGGGACCGTCGCTCCGGTCGCGCTCGTCGTCCCGTGCGCCGCTCCGGTGACGTGGGACGAACGCGTTGCCGCCTTCGTGTCGCCGTTGTCGTGTGGTCTGGATGCCATGTTGATACTCCCGTTCGGGTTAGAGGAGACGGCCCAGGCGTTGGGCGTAGACGATGGGGTCGGTCGAGTTCTTCTTCACGTTGCAACTCGCGCAACAGAGTTGGAGGTTAGAGATCCAGTTTGAGCCGCCTTTGGAGAGCGGAACGATATGGTCCGCGTGGTGGCCTTTCTTCAGGGGTTCGCGGCAATAGGCGCATTTGCCCTTTTGGGCCTTGAATAGTGCCTTAAGTTCCGCAGCTGTGTGATTGCCTTCGGCGCTCGCCAACGATGCCCGATAACGCAATTTGATGGCCCGCAAGACTTCTGGATTATCCTTACGATATTGCAGCACCCTCTCCGGAAATCGTTCGCGGTATGCTTGTGTGTAGCCTCGCTTTTTATCCGGGTTTGCTTTTTCCCATATGTCGTTGACGGCTTTACGCTGCTCCTTGGTCGCCTCGCGGTATGCTCTGTAATATTCCGCGTTGGCGGCCTGCCAGCGTCGAGTATATTCAACGCCGCGCGCCGGATCGAGGTGATACAAGCGCCGCCATTCGGCCCGTAACGTCTCCGGGTCCGTCGTTGCTTTTTTGTGCAGATATCGTTCGTGGCTGACGGCGTTTTTCTGCTCGCGATGCGCGTCGTCCCATTCTTTGGTCCTGCTCCGCTTCGCCGCAGCTTGTTCGTCCGTCATCGCTTCCACCCTGGTGCAAGCAATGCAGCCGCCGTCAACCGTCTTTCGTTCACTGATGTGGCCGTGTTTCCGGCACGGCCTGTCCGGACCCATGAAGTAGCGCTTCAACCCCAGAGCCTTCGCCTGGACGCGCGTGATTATCTCACCGCTATACGGTATGTAGGAAACAGCCATATTCGGGCACTCACCTTGCTCGTTGTGGTTAGATGCTCGTGGAGTGCTGATAACACTCCACGGCATCGCCTCAGTGTAGCACTGAAGGGCGAACATCTGCTACTGCTTTACCGTTGCGATATCATTACGCATCGGCGACCGCAGACGAGAAGATCGAGACAATTCCCGCATCGACCGGCTTCGTCGTATCGACTGTCGGATCAGTGCCAAAACGTAACTTGCCGATGCCACGCATCTCCTGGATGCCGACCCCGTGCATATATCCATAGTCGCGCGTGTTCGTCGTGCTCTTCATCCGTTGCGCCCACGCAACACCCAACGCCTGCGCGCCGCACAACGCCGACATGGCCACATCGATGCCGCCGCCGCCCGCTCCGGTGATGACCGGCATCTCTGGCACTTCGCGGATTATTACGCCATTGTACATAATGTCGCCGGCCGTGAAGAGCGGATTGTCGCGGCCACGATCCCACGCATATTGCATCGCGTTGATGATGACGGGGTCCGTCATCAGGTCACGGAATGGCAATGAAGGCACGAACATCACGAACCATTCCTCGTCGTCATTGACGGAGACGGGGCGGATGCGCGGCGAGGCGGTGCGGGCTATGCGCTTGGCCAACGTGATCGTGGCGGCGGTCAGTTTGCCGGTCGCGGCCACGATGGTGGCCAGGGCGGTCGCCATGACACCAGAGACGGCGTTCGCCTTGGAGTTGCCGAACAGCACCCGGTCGGCGTTGTTGACCATCCAGGTGTTGCGCTGGCCGGCGGTGGCCGCCGCATAGGATACCTGCACGTTGCCATCGGCGGTGATCGCCTCCAGCGACGTGATGATGTCGTTCCGCATCTTCTCCAGTTCCCAGACCATCAGGGCTTCCCTGGCGGCCTCCCGGAGGTCGATGACGCTCTTCTGCTCGTCCCAATCCGACACCGCGACCGCGTGGCGGAACGCCGAGACGACGAGGTTCAGGCTGCGGGCGTTGAGTATTTCCTCATTGCCCTCCAATACGGTGTTTCCGGTTACGCCGGCTCCGACCAGTCGCCTGACGGTCGGGAAAACGACGGTATCCCCGGCTTTTCTGGTGAGGTCTTCCCTCACCTGGATCATGGAACCCATCTGGGTGCCCATGTATCTGGCGAACTGATTCTTCCTGACGTACTCAGTAAAAAAGTCAGAGTCCCAGATAAGCGGGGTCAGACCCGGTCTCGCCGGGGTCACATTCATATCAGCCAACCGACTATACTCCTAGAACACGAGTTGTTGGAAACTCGCTTTCTCTCGGATGAGCGTTGTGCTATTCATGTGGCCATGCCAACAAAAGTCATCCCTTCCACCGAACTCACCGCCGCCATGGTTCGGCGTGCTCTGGACTACGATCCGGCGACCGGACTGTTGTTCTGGCGACACCGTGACGACGTCTTGCCTCGGGTGAATAAACGCCTCGCCGGCAAGCCAGCGGGGTGCAGGGATGGTCAGTATGGCTACCTCTCGGTGAGGCTTCATGATCGGCTGTATCAGGCTCATCGCCTGATCTGGCTGCACATCACGGGAGAATGGCCCACCGGAGTCCTCGACCATGTCGACGGGAACCCGTCGAACAATGTCTGGAGCAATCTGCGGCCGGCCACGCGAGCGGAGAACAACCGAAACCAACGCAACCGCCGGGATGGCTTTCTGAAAGGCGCGGTTCGAGAACCCAAGACAGGGCGATGGACAGCCATGATCACGCTGGGCCGCAAGAACCATTACCTCGGCACCTTCAGCACCCAGGAAGAGGCACATGCCGCCTACACGGCAGCGGCCAAGCGTCTCCACGGGGAGTTTGCACGGTTCGATTGAGAAATCGGCGACGCCCGGATAAAGCCCGGCGACGGCTCAACGCCCGATCAGTCCCCCGGCGACGGGGTCGCGCTGCTTAAGGGCCAGCGGTGCCCGGCGCCCGTATCAACCCCGGCGACGGGTTGCCTTCACTTCCGCCAATACGCCCGTGTTGTTGCCCGGCGACGGCGGCGGTTGCTTAGGCTCGGCTACGTACTCTGGCTCAGCCTCGTAATCACTTACGATGGCCTCGATCCGTATAGCATCGGCGAGGCAGGCAACGATAGTCCCACGCTTCTCGGCCTCACTCTCGGGCACGCGGCGCTGGAGCCGCGCGGCGTAGAGGATGGTGGTCATGGTGGCGAGGTCGGTCACCTGATCGACACGGGCCGCAGTGGGATCTCACCCAGCAGCATCGACACCAGGACCAGGATGAAGATGAGTGCCACGATGGCGATCGCGATCGTACCGAACGGGGCGGGCAACGGAAGCAACTGGATGACCCAGACGATCACGCCCAGGATGAGGCAAAGCACGAGCAGCCATATCAGCAGCGTAATCATTACTCCGTCCCTCCTTGCGTTCCGCCGAGCGCCGCCGCTGATCCGCCCGCCATCAGGCCGGCGAGCCCGTAGCGGCGGATTAACAACAAACAGCTTGACCCGCGCAGACCCGTTAACGTAGAGGATCGCCGCGCCCGCGCCTCGGGGCTTCTCAGGGGTAGGTATTGACGCATGACACATGCAAATCGCGGCCGGATTACCGCAGCCGCCCGTTCCTTCGCTGACTCCCGTGAGACAAGCGATGAAGTCGCGCAGGCGATCTTCAATCGCACGTCCGATGATGCCGAGGTGCAGCGCATCTGGGTAGAACCCACGCCATCGGAAGAAAAGGCGATCCTGGCCGAAGCATGGCGCCTGGCTGACCCTGACGAGGAAATGCTGTTCTGGGGTGGACGACACAGGCGGCCCTGAACGGTCTGATCGGCGCCCGTCATGGCGGCACCTTCACCGCCACTGATGGGTCATGCAGTACGATCACATCACCGATCGGCACCTTGGAACGGCCCTCTCTGGAGAAGAGATCCCCAAACGATATCCGCGCGCCAGGAAGCCCAGCCTCCTTCGCCTCTCGTAATGCGTCCTTGAAATAGTTATCCGCGTCCAACGCATGGTATGCACTGCCGTCATAATAATCGTTGATGTGTTGCTGGGCACTCGGATAGCCCTCATCTTTGGCCCACTTTTCCAGATCCGCCTTGGCGTCTTTTTCCAGTAATGGGTGGTTTATCTCAAATTCGTGGACAATATCCCCGTAATCCTTCGCGTGAGCCTTGCTCGTGGTCAAATAATACTCGTCTGAGTGTTTGACGCCCTGCGCCCACCTGTCCGCCATGGCCCCGGTTCCAACGCGCGTCGGATCAAGCGCAGTCATCTCATTCGGTGAACCATGGAATGCCCTGACCATGCCCAACAGATTCCCACTTACAACGCCGCCCGTGTCGAGGCCAAGCGCCGGGTTGTCCATGCGCGCCGCGCCCTGTGCCGTCATCTGCCCGGTAGCCGGGTCGATGAACTGCCCGACCGGCCCGGCGTAGGTCGTCGGTCGTGGCATACCCGCGCTTTGCAACGTCTCGGTGCCCACGGGGTTGTCGGAACGCCAGATCCGGGCGGGATCGTCGGGCGGAAAGAGGTCGTTGCGCGCCGTGTCCAGGTTCTGATTCTGGAACCCCGCCAGCAGCCGATTGAACCAACCGGACATCGCTACCGCCGCCGCTCCGGTCGTTTCAGTATGTCATCGATACTCATTGGCCCAGCGTAACCATTGGTGCCACGTGGAGCGGCGCTGCGTGCATTGGCTAAAGAAGGTGGAAGACCAGCCGCCGGTGAAATAACCGGAGACCTGGATAATTCTGATTCCATTTTTGCCCGTTCTTCAGCGGCTATCCTGGCCCGGTACGCTGCCGGGTCGGTGCCGATTTCCTCGTGCAGCCGCGCCGTCGCGTTGTCGTCGATCATCCACTGATACGGGTGCGGTTTGCTGTAGAGCTCGTTCCACAGTCTCGGATCGGCCTCCGTCCGTTTCTTGAAATACTCCGTCTCGCGATCGATGACCTCCTTACCGTGCTTGTCGAGCGCCATCATCTCGGACGTGTTCAGCCGCTCGTTCAGGACGACGCCGCGCACCCGCCTGGTATATCCCTCGGGATCGCGCGCCGGGTCGATCGGCTCGGCGAACGGCGGGGGCGTGGACTGTGGTGGCGGCTTCTTCGCCTCCTCCAGCTGCCGAGCCAGCATGTCGCGCTCGGCCTCGGCCTTGCTCGCCCGCTCCACCCAGTTCTGCCGCCGCTGCCGTTCCTTCTCGTAGGCCGTGCGCGGGACGTTCGGCTGGCCGGGTTCGACCTCACCCGGCTCGGCGTCGTCGTCCGGGTCCGGTGTAACCGGTTCATTTTGGCTGATTTTTTTGGCTGAATTTGGCTGAGATTTGGCTAAATCTGGCTGAGATTTAGCTGGCACGGCCTCCGGCGCCCGCTCCGGCGCCTTCTCAGCGGGCGGCGCGGATGATGCCTCGCCCTCCGGGTTGCCGCTTTTCAGGAAGGCATCAAGCTGGGTTGTCGTGTCAGACATCAGGCCTCCCCTCCCGGTTGTTCCGGCGGCGCGAGCGCGTTGTGCCGCGCGATCATCATGTCACCGACACGCTGCACCGCTGACTGCCGCAGATCCCCGGCCCGCGCCTCGTCCACCGCCGCCTTCGCGTGCATCCCGCGCAGGTTCGCCACATCCATCAGCGCCTGAACCTCGGGCGGCACGACTGTTCCAGGCTCACTCGGCGGATCAGGCGGCGCGTTCATGTCGGCGAACATGCCATGCACGTCGGCGATGTGATGCACCGTCGCGTGCTGCCGCTCCTTGGCCAAAGCAAAGTCGGCCGCCGCCTTGGCCTGGGTCGCAGTGGTATCGGCCTGGGCTTTGTCCTGCGCCATCTTCTGCATGGTCTGCTGCTGCTGCGCCTGCGCCTGCTGGTGCTCTTTCAGCATCTCCAACAGTTCGTCCTTGTTCCGCAGGTTGCTGGCCGCGATCAGGATCTCCGGCGGGATCAGACCCGGCTGCGTGCCGGCCAACTGAATCAACACCTGGAATTGCTCGGCCTGGATCGATGGAACGTCAATGCCCTCTTCGATCGTGATATCGATGTCCATGTCCGAGATATCGTTGTCGATCCGTATCACCTGTTCGAGCCGGGGATCACCGGGCACGATCTGCATTTGTTGCATCGCCTGAGCGCGCTGCTGCTCGGGCATCGCCGCCAGTTCGTCCATGAGCCGCACCGGCTGATTAATGCCGACGTATTTCGTCGAGCCAAGATCGTCCGTCACATGAACAAAACGGCCTGCCGTCCAATACTGACGCGCGGCCATCCAGGAGACCTCGTAGACCGTCCGCGACCACATCCGCAGCGTATCGGCGATCGGCTCGTGGGTCGCGGCGCCGCCCGCCTGTTGCGCCAGAATGGCCCGGCCCGACAGTTCGCGTGGATCGGTGCCGCTCATCGCCGCGTTCGGCCCGGACGCCTGCATTTCCGCCGTCGCGTGTTCCAGCAACTTAAACTGGCCCTGGGCGAGTTCCCCGCCTTCCTGTATCTCGAACTTCATGCCGGGATTGATGGAGATGTACCCGTCCGGCTTCGCCACTTCCCGCCGCGCCTTGTCCTGATCCGCGACCGCCCCATCTTCCGCGATGACCTGCCTCACGCTCAGAAGGTGCAGCGCTTTGCTGCGTCGTTTATTGATTTCGTCTTGCACGGAAATGAGATTGCGGACCATACCGTAACGATTGTTTTCCCGATCGACGTGCGCGGACGCCATGATGAGGCCGGACGTTGATTTGCCCTTGTTGCCCCGGAATGGCGACTTCATCGGTTCGGCCAGGAAACCAACTCGGGTCAAGGTCGAGACCCACCATTCATTCTTCTCCTGCCAGTGCATCTGCACGATGCGGACGCGCTCGCGCCTACTGTCGCACCAGACGATATCGTGCGGCCGGTCGGTGTAGCTGCCGGTCTGCGTCGCGAACGTATCGGATATCAGGTCTTCCGCGTCGGGCCACATCTCGTATGCCTGATCGCGATCCAGCCAGATGACAATGCCTTTGTAGCGCGCATCACTGAAATCCAGGCGGCGGCTGTGCGGGTCCCAGAACAGGCGATCGAACGGGACCTGAGTTATGGTGATGTTCGCACCACCCTGCCCGTCGTCCTCCAACGCCAGATCGGCGCCGCCGGCGCCCTCGACCATCAGGCTTTCATAAACGTCCGAGCGGATCAGGGGGAAATTGTTGTCGTCGGAAATGTATCGAAGCCCTTGTGTCGCGGCGTCGGCCTTGTCCTCGTCGATTGGGTTGCGGGCGAACGCCTTCGGATCGGTGCGCGACTTGCGCTCGAGGCCACACATCAGCTCGACTTTATCGGCGATCTTATTGATCGTGATCTCAGGCTGACCGCGCGCCTTCAGCGCCTCCTTTTCCGCTGAGGACCACTGGTATCCGTCCTTATAGTCACGGTCGCGTTGCGACATGCGCCGACCATCGGCGGTCGCGGTCTCGCAGTCCTCGAACCATTTGACCTGCTTCGCGTGGAGATCGTCGAGATCGCGCGGGTAGCGGTCGGACGCGATGCCGGGACCGCCCTTCGGCCGGGACGCCTCGGCGGCCTCCGGGTCTGTCGGCGGGTCGGGGTAGAGGGCCTGGCTCATACGGTCGCGATCGCTATCCAGGTGCCGCCTCCCTGGCTCACGTAGAGCCGCGCGCCAGCCGCCCCGTCGGTACGCACCCAAATGCTACCGGATGGCTGCGTACCGGCGGCGACCCCCGTACCGGCCGCGATCGTCGGCGAACCGCTGGCCCCAAGCACGATCGAGCCGATGTTCGCGGTCGCCGCCGGGTTTACGTCGATGTCCACGGCGGGGCCGCCAGTGCTGGTCGTGCCGTCCGATCGGTTACCGTCCGATTGCAGGCCCGCCAGCACATCAGCGGCGACCTTGGCCGCGTTGGCCTCGTACGTGGCGGCATATGCGCCTCGGATTGCCTTCGCGGTATTGCTCAACGGATCGATCACGACCTGAGCGCCCCGTCCCGTCGCTGTCGCCGGCATGGTCAGGCCTCCCGCTGTTGTGTGATCACTTCTCGTATCGACGGCTGTTGCCGCGCCGCGTCCATCGCGTCGGCCAGCAACGAGCGCAGCCACTCCCGCTCGACCGTGTATCCAAGGTCCTCGGCCGCCGCCATCGCCGCGTCGGCCCACCTGTCGGCATCGTCGCGCACCGAACGCTGGAACTCCGCGCCGGACAATGTGCGAATGTCAGTCATTAATCCCCTCCGGCGGATGATACATCCGCCCAATTTGACGCTTTTCCGCCAGTTATCAAGCGATTATCAGTTAGTCCCCTGATCTGTCCCCGTTTCATGCGGCTGGTCATCACGCCACCCTCCAGTCGCGCACTTCGTTGTCGTCTCGATTGAACGCCGCATCCCAGGAGTCACGGGGCTTCTGCCGCTCCATATCGCGAACGTAAGGACGTGACATCATGGCGTATCTGCAATTATGCACGAGAACGCTGTTGGCGAAGTATTCCTCAGCCTGGGCCACTGAGAGGTTGTAGACCCTTTGCCTTCCGGCGGTCG